ATCCTTGGAATCATTGATGAAGTTCAACGTCTTTCTTTCAATTGCTACATTGGTCTCGGTTGCTGGAGCGACTGTTGCAGACTATGTTCTGATGGCTTGGCTTTGGATCTAAGACTTGTATTCCTTCAGACTCGTATACAATTGTAGCGATTCCTTCAGAGTCATGACAACTATTGTCATCGAATCATCTGTCTCAAGAGTCTTGATTAGTTGGTTGAGAATATACGCAGGTGTGTAATCATCGATGTCAAATGATTCGTTCAATCGAGTTTCACAACTTTTGGCAATCCAAGCACTCCTAGAGTCAAAGTAACTAAGTTTGTCATCAATCCGAGCCAGGAGCGAAGCAGGGAGCGTTATTCCGATTGCTTTTGATGGGTCAGTGCTTCTTCTTCTACTCATCTTTCAACACCTCTTTTGCCAAATATTCAACCATCCTGGTTAAAGCTCTAACTTCTACTTGTAGATCGTGAATCTTTTTGTCCTGGTCATCTCGATATTTGTTGTATATCTTGACAAAGGTTTCTGATTTGTTTCTCATGTTTTTCATCCTTGACACCTCTGGCATTGTGATATGAATCTGAAATCAATGACACATTCATATCCAAACTTCTTCTGATCGTGGAATATTCGTCCGTGATTGCAGAGTTCCACTTCTCCACATGTGTTACATACGACGCACATGATTGTTCCACTATCATATACTATAAGAATCAATATGATTGATTACTTCTATTCGATGCGATTTTGTAGCGTAGGTGTAGAGCAGTACAGCATATATACCGCTACAGCAAGCGTAGGTTAATGATTCCAGTGTAAGAACTAATACATATACATAGAACACTATCATTATAGGATATCAACTAAACGAAGGTTTGGAGGAGAAGGACTAGTCTGGCGCACATATACCGCATGTCTTCTCCTCCACCCTCGAAAAAAGTGATTAATTATGGCTACAAAAAAGACAAGCATGTTTACCCTAACCGAACGATTGACTATCAGCAGTGCAGACACTGAAACCTTTGCTACTATTGACCTTGGCAGTTATGTCGATGTTGGTGATCGTCAAGCTCTACAAGTTCATTCAGTTGATTTTATCTTCCAAGGCACTACTGCTACTGAACTATTCCCAAACACAACCCTGGGCGGTTCTGGCAACGTATACATTCAAGTGACCGATCTTAACCGTGGAGGACTTGTTTTCTGCAATGACAGAGCACTTGTTGCAAGTGGCGCACTAAACTTTGACACCGATGGCGGTCTTGATCGTAATGCAGATTTGTACCCCGACAACTATGGACGAGGTTCTGATGATGGCCGATTCGTTGTAAACGACCAATTGTACATCAGCGGATTAACAACACTTCTTGCTTCAAACAAAGCAGTGAATGTAACTGTTCGAGTAAACGCTTCTATTGTTTCCCTATCTGCCAAAGACTTCATGGCAATCGCAATACAATCAACTGCTGCAGACAACTGAGGTGGACTCAGTGTCTATCGATGAAGTTATTAGATTGCTACAGGAAATAAAAGACCTGGGCGAGTCTGGTAAAGAAACAGTAAGTAAGGCTAAGTCTACTGTCAAGAAGGCTAAGTCAGTTGCTAAGAAAGTTAAGCGAGCACCATCCGCGTATAACAAATACATGAAGAAGAAGCTTGCAGAACTCAAGAAGAAGCATCCTCGATCTAACCATCAGGTATTATTCAAGAGAGCTGCAAAGTCTTGGAAGAGATCAGCAGAAAGAAAGAGGTCGTTAAAGTGAAGACATTAGCAAAACAATTTGATTTACTTCAGGTAACAAAATCTGGAGGGCCTTATGTCTTAGATACTATTTCAAATTCAGGATGGCGAGCCAGTGGCCCTACCGTATTTATCAATGATACATATTTTGACCTTGCTGGATTATCGATGGATGCTAAGACACTATTCTTTGAAGCTGCAGGTATGCAAGAACCATATCCAATTGCTAGTGCTGCTGCAACTGCTGGTAATGGAGCTGTGATAATGGACCTTATGACAACATCACCATTAACAGATGAAAATCTAGTACAAGCTCTAATTTATGGCAACTTGGATAAATCAAAACTTTCATTCGAACAAACTGTATATTTCCGATACCGAGTTATGAGCTTTAACTTGGATAACGTTGCTGGTACATACATGGTTACAACATCTGACAATCAATTAGGATCATTAGAGCCTACAGCATCAGATAGAATCTATTGTTACAGAGTTGTATCATTAGGAGCTAACAATGCAAACGGAACTTATCTAACTGCAGGAGCCAGGTACTTGCTAAAGGCTACTGCGAAAGAAGAACCTGAGTTCGAATACCTCATGCGACTTAAGCGAAGTTACGATCTACAACAAGAACCAGATGAGGATTGATATGCCACTAGCTCCAGGACTCGAACTTATTGAAGAGATTCTATTTGATGCACCAACACTTGCACCATTACGATCTCTCCATCCATTAATACGAATCCCCCTAATTGCATATCAAGCTGCAGATATTGTATCTGAAGAATTAGCGCGAAGAACAATTGAGGCAGGTGGCGTAGGAGCCATCGATATCTTTACTCCAGAAATACGACGGTACGAAGATACCGCACTCGTAGGAATGGGAGGTATGATCATATGAGTACAGAAGAAGAAACTTCAATTGAAGAAAAGAAAACACCAACTACAAAGTTTGCTGAGTGGCTAATGGCTAGAGCAGAAAAGAAAGAAGCAAAAGAAACATCCTTGGAATCATTGATGAAGTTCAACGTCTTTCTTTCAATTGCTACATTGGTCTCGGTTGCTGGAGCGACTGTTGCAGACTATGTTCTGATGGCTTG